GAAATTAGAATTAAAACATTTTAATATAGGCGATGAGGCTTATGGAGCTTCTGATATTTGGAAAGTAAAGAGTTTGCACGACTCGAACTCGATAACTATATCAAATGGCAAGGCTATACAGACCTTAAGCGTATGTGACTTTGCATCCGACTACAGCCTAATCCTTCGCCCATTGTCAGACTTGACAAAAGAGATTGAGGTTAATGGAGAGAAATTTATTCCTATAAATGAATTAACCTATATTATTGGTTGGGATAAATCGCAATTAGAATTCTCTAACTTAAAATCAGACATAGAATTATATCCAGCAGATGGAGAGTGTAGCATTGATTTTTATATAACAAACTGGAAAGTGACACATCGATTATCCTACAGCATCCCCTTCAGGTCGTTCAGTGTAACACTAATTAAGGAGTCAACAGAGCCACTTCATTTTACTCATCAGATGGATATGTTTCAAAAGCTTTATGAATGGCATTTCGATGTTTTTGGATTAATAGAAAAAGGATTAGCTGTATCTATTCATGATATTAAATATTATTTGTTAATGAATGGCGCTATGTTTTTCTTTGTTTTTCACAATGAAATATAGCGTGTGTTAGCAAATCGTATTTATTAAAAAAAAATAAACAGAATGAAAAAAGAAATAATTGAGTTGCTTTTAAAATTTGAGCCTGTGAATTATGCAAGATTATATAGGTTTCTAGCATTTGATAAAAGAGCAGAGCCTTTTAGTTGTTACGCACAGTACATTGATGGTAGTATGACATTAAAAAAAATACATTTCCCAGATTGGATATATGAGACTCTATGTAATAGTGAAATTTGGGTGTGGAATATCAGTGATAAATTGCTATTTGAGATACTTACAGTAGATGATGAGCCTATAGTCGATAATAAACGTTTTTTTAAAGGTACTAGAGTATCAAAGAAAAACAGGAACGACATAGGTATTATAGTTCAAAAAAGCTGTCTAGGATCTAACGAATGGATAGTAGACTGGGATGGAAAGCTTAGATATGAAAAAGCTAACCTTTTAAATGTTTGCTAATGGTATTGATAAGCACTGATTATTTACGAATTAAAATATACAAAATGAAAACTTACGAAACATTAAAAGAATTAATTGAACAATTAGAATTACCAAATTACCAAACGAAGGACGAACTTCATAGACTAACTAGTAATGCAGCATTTAAGCAACTTAAAGCACTAGCGCAAGTAAATAATTTGTGTTTATCTGATGTTAGCGGTTTGTTGCCTCTCGAAAAAACAATCGAAGAGCTTAACCAAATGTCTAATAATTATGAAGTTGTTGATGGTTGCTATGTGATTCAGAAACACACATTTGATGCCTATATTGAAACCTTAGAATCAATAAAGCAATAACCGATAATGAATAGCGGTATATTTTCGCCTTTCGGTGAAATATAACGTGTGTTGTGTGTAGTTTAGATTATTAATAAATAAACTTTAATAAAATGGAGACAAATAAATACAAAACCCAACGAGACGCAAAGATGGGCGATACAATAATAGTAACTAGACACGGAAGCATTACGGTGACTAAAGATAAAGAGTATGAAGTGCTAGAAGTTATGAATGGATGGGCAGGGCAAGGCGTATTAATCGTTGATGATTTTGGAAACGAAACAACGCTTAATGGTTTTTGGTGGGATTTCCCCAGTGTATAACATTACACACAATACCCAGCTAAAGTGCATAGTGTTTTATCTCCAGATAAAGCACACTAGTAGTAATTAACCACCAAGCCCAAATAGGGCGTAAAATAAGATAGATGGAACAATTTAAAGTAGGTGATAAAGTGAAGGTTCGTAAATACCCAGGTGGTTGTATTTGGATTAAAGCCACAATAGAAAAAGTGCATGAGAGTAAAGGATGGTATTTGTGCGGCACAAGTGGATGGTCTGCTGACTTCCATAAACAGGATATAGAGGGTTCAAGTAAGTAATTAACCAACCGAGCATGCTTTACAACATGTTGCACGGGAAGATTTAAAGGGTTATATTTACAATTCTGTTAGTCGCTCGAAGGGCTAATACATAAAGGTTTGTAGAATGGCTTTTATTTTGATGCATTAGAAGAGACCCGATCTATTAATTTAGGTCGGGTTTTTGCATTTTAAGCATGTCAAATTTTATTCGTATATTTACAGGACAAATATACAACTATGGCATACGATAAGAAACTGATATACGAGGAAGTAATAAAAGCGATCCAATATAATAAACTTAAACACTTTGATTATATAGAGGGATTTGTAGAACCAACTACTCCGACTCTATATGTGTTTTTCCCTCCTGAATCTGAGGAATTTAACGCTATTAAAAAGGAATTAGGGATTAATAAGATTAGCTCTAAAACCAAGATGATTAATAAGTGGGAAGAGTCTGAGAATGCAACGCTTCAAATTGCAGCATTCAAACTGATAGCCACTGATGAAGAAAGACAATCATTATCTACCAATTATCAAAAGACAGAGCACAGCGGAGAGGTAAAAGTGAACGACCTTTCGAGCATGACAACAGAGGAACTACTTAAGAGAGCCAACGCATCAAAAAAGCTAAGTGAATAAACACGAGTTTGAAATCTACATAGAACTTTATAAGCGTGGAGAATACGCTTCAATCCCTATTGGTAAATATGCTAATGGGGATTACTTCTATATGACCAAAAAGCAGATAAGAGCTTTAGAACTCATTAATGATGATACGACTACACAATTAGGTTATGGCGGTGCAGCTCGGTGTGGTAAGTCTATTGTAGAATGTACGGCTATAATTTTAGACTGCTTCGCTTATCCTGATATCGCTTGGGGATTGGCTCGAAAGGAATTGACAACACTTAAAAAGACTGTTCTATTAACATTATACAAACAGTTCGATTTTTATGGTATAAAAGAAGGTGATGGTTACCATTATTCAGATAAGTATAGCGTTATAACTTTTGATAATGACTCGCAAGTGTTCTTAATAGATGCTGCATTTAAACCAACCGATCCATATAATAGTAGATTCGGAGGGTTTGAGCTTACTAGATCAGCGATAGATGAAAGTAATGAGATTAATGTGTCTGTTGTTAATAAGCTGTTTGAGCGTACAGGATGGAGAAACAACGATAAATATAACCTTAAGCGTAAACAGTTTGAGTGTTTTAATCCAGATAAAAATCATGTATATTCTAGGTATTATCTCCCGTACCGTGACGGTAAGGAAAGCGATTTTAAGAAGTTCATACCAGCTTTACCATCAGACAATCCACACCCTTCAGTAAAAGAATGGGTAGATGATATTGTAAAAACAGGAGACACGGCCACAATCGAAAGACAGATTCACGGGAATTTTGATTACGACAGTGACCCAAGTAAGCTATGTGATTACGATGCTATTTGTGACCTATTCACAAACGATCATGTATCAGGCGGTAGAAAGACTATAAGTGCTGACCTGGCAATGCAAGGACGTGATAAATTTGTCGCTGGTTCTTGGTCCGGTTTAACATGCAGAATTGCAATTGACATACCTAAATGTGGGGGTCGTGATATTGAGTTGTCATTAAAGGAATTAAAAACGATCGATAGTGTTGGTAATTCAAACATAGTTGCCGATAGCGATGGACTTGGCTCTTATCTTGAATCATACATTAAGAATATCAAAACCTTTCATGGTGGATCAACAAAAGTCAATGACAAGAATGTATTCCAGATAATAAAGGATGAGTGCGCATTTAAGTTAGCCGAGAAGATAAACAATAGGGAGATCAAGATCATATGCACACCTGAGCAAGAGGAAGCGATCAAGAAAGAGTTATCAATGTGCTTGAAGCGTGACAACATAAACGCAGATGGTAAGAAGAAGATGATTAAAAAGGATAAGCAAAAAGAATTACTTGGCGGTGAATCGCCTGACTATTTAGACATGTTACTAATGAATATGATATTTCACACATCAAATAAACGCAAATTCATGAGCGCAAGAGCATGATGTTTTATAACATGTTGTTTATTAAAAAGGATTATATTATCTTTGAATTGATCAAGTGGCGGAATTGGTAGACGCAAACAGGTAGCTGGTGTGGGGGTGATTGATAGCAACAATCTAAGGTATCTCGAGGTATAGCCCACTTTACAGGTTCGAATCCTGTCTTGATCACAAAGTAAATCCAGTGCGATACATGACAGATAATTACTATCACGCTGTATGACAAACTGCACTCAACCTTAATTGGTTGGGTGTTTTTTTATGTACCTTTACGTAATGGATATCAAAAACATAAGCATAGGCGAATATCTAACGCTTGAAGATTCAACGGTGTACGATATATTTATCGACACATTAAACCCCAAAAACTTCTTTTGTGGGCGTGTAGCTAATTATAATAGGCTGACATTTGACGAGGTGCAGGTGATTAGATCAATACTAAACAATCCTAACTCACAAGATATCAAAGACTTATTCTGTATGCTTTATAATATTAGAGGGAGCTACGAGCAGAGCGAAGATAAAGAGTTCTTAAGTCAATCGGTATTTGAATTATTTGCAGCTAAGAAATACCTAGATGAATATATTTTGATGATCGGGAATAGAGAATCTAAACACCTATCAGGAACTCCAGACGTAAAGGCCGAAATGGTCAACGCTGGTAAAAGATTAGCACCATTTAATCACCAACTAACTAAAATGAGACTCGGGAAAGAATATAGTGTTGATCCTGATATAATTGGTGGGTGGAAATACTCGAAAGTTTTTAGTATCTTAGTAGCTGAAAAGGCGCAAGCTGATGTTATGAAAGATTATAATGAAATTAAATAGACTATGAAAGCAAAACCAGTATTTACAATAGGCGTATCTATTGATAATTTTAATAATGTAGAAAGGGATATTAAAGATATTAAAGCTACGTTAGGGAATGAATATCATGTTTTACTATATTCTCATGACCATGATGATACCAAATTTAATTGCTACAACGCTAAAGATCTAACAGAGCTAGATTTCAATAGGCTGAAAGAAGAAATAATCAAGGCGATAAAATGACAGACTTCGTACAAATATTAGAAGACCACTGCACTACTTTAGGGTGGGTTTTCAGCTATGGCAATAGGGCTAATAGAAATTTATTCGTATCTAATACGGTGCATGATGAGGTTTACTTATTTTTAGATCCAGTTGTAAGGTCTAATCCTGGAAGCGAGAACGGCGGGATAGGTGAGACTGTTTTCACCGGTTCTTTCTTCGTAGCTGTTAAAGCTAATTTAGATCAGCAATACCATAACCAAAAGGACAGACCGAAAGCATCTGGTAAGTACGAATCAAACATCTTACCATTACTAGAAGATATTACAGGGCTTGAGAAGATTATTGATTGCTCAGATTTAGAGCGTACAACATGGACGGTTACGGATGCGGTTAATGCGTTAGACGCTAATATGGATGGGGTAGTAGTGGATTATAGTGTTAAAACTTTATAGGATGGCTAAAGATATTGAGGTTATAAAACAACATGTAGAGAGCTGGAAAAAGCAGTGCGGGTATGATATTCCCTTTGATTACCACGGATTAAAAACGCTATTAGATGCCAACAATACAAGAAATATTAAACCAAAAACTTTATAGATATGCTATCAATCACAAAAGAAGAATTTTTAGATAAGACTGGTGTGATTCCTAAGGTGTTCGAAAAAGATACAGCTTATCTTGTTAATCTTGATAATGTTGTGTCTTTCGATCCGTTAACAGTAAAGAGTGAGGATAAGATATATAAACTGAAAACTTTATAGAATGGAATTTATAGAATGTGAAGTAATCCCTTTTCCTGAATGGGATAGTGTAAATTTTGAAACATCGATAGGAAGTGAGCATAGGTTTATATGTACGACATTAACCGATGATAATTTAGATATGCTATGTAACTTCAGAGAGGGATAATGCCAACAACAACCGAGATATTAAACGCAGAGTTTGAGCTTCTAAGAATAGATCTTATAAAGGCTTACGATGCAAAGGGCATGAGAGCAAGCGGAAAGACTGCGGACTCTTTAAAAGTGGTTCCTGTTGGCTTAGAATCGGTTAAGCTTGAAGGAGGTAAGCAGTTCGAACAGTTGGAAGTGGGGAGGGGCCCAAGTAAGAAGGGACCAGCTAAAGGGAAAGGCCAACTTGTAGAGATTATTAAACAGTGGATTAAAGACAAAGGCATCGTATCAGATATAAAGAACGATAACGATAACAGCACATTAGCCTTTCTAATCGCTCGAAAGATTCACAAGCAAGGATGGAAGCGAGAAGGTTACGGAGGTGTTGAATTAGTCAGCCAGGTAGTAACAACGGAAAGAATACAGAGTATAATTAATAAAGTGGGTGCAGAATTGACACTCACTATTGTAGTAAGATTACAAGACGAACTTAAAAAGCTAGAATAATGGCAGTAGTAATAGTAAATGTATCGGATTTAATTTTCTCATTAAATGGGATCGTATACGAAAAGAATTTTCAAAGTTTAGTTTCTAACGATCTTGTTAGTATATCTAATGTGTACGACTCTAAGATAGTATTGCAAAAGAATACTATTTATTCTGATTACACGGTAAACGGGGCGAGTTATGCCAGTGCTGCATTATTACAATCAGCTTTAATAGGTGTTCTATTCACATCCTATCAGCAGGCTTTCGGCGCTAGGCTTGACAACCTAGAAGAGAATCAAGTCACGGGCGTACATGTGTATGAGACTTTAGCGAGCTTACCTGTAACAGGAGCCCTCTTAGTTTCCTACAAAGTATCAAACGATCCCGCGAACTCGCTAAATGGTTACTACCATTGGGATGGGGGGGGCTACGTAAAAGACTTTTCTTTATTCCTTGGCAGTGTCGTGGAGGGCGAGGTAGAAGCTGTAGAGGGAGGAAAGATTTTTGATTCTATAAGATATAAAGCTGATTTAGAGATAGGAAAAAACAAATATAACAAGGATGCGTCACTAGACGGATATCGAACTTTTGCTGATGGTACTGTTTCAGCTAATCCCGCTTATAATCAATCTGAATTTATCCCTGTTATCGAGGGCGAATCTTATACGGTTAATCATGCAATCCGCTTCCATTGTTTTTATGATTCTGATAAAAATGTAGTGGCGGGTGGGTCTGATGGTAATACAATAACTTTTCTAGTTCCTGCGGGTGTAGCGTTTGTTGTTTCTTCTTATACGCCATTATCAGAGAAAGACACTTTTCAGTTAGAACTCGGGCTAGTTTCAACAGAATATGAAAGTTATATCGAATCTATAAAGCCAGAAAACCTAATCGGATTCTTGAATGAAATGCCTGAGGTTATAGCTGATATTGTCTATGATACAACTATAAATCTATACAATAAAAAAACAGTCACTCTCGGACATTCAATAAACCCCGCTAATGGGGCATTATTTGCTAATCCAGTATACAGTGTTTCTGATTTCATCGAAGTAGATGGTAGCTTGTCTTATTTCTTAAGTGGGGATATATCGAATTCGATGTCTTGGTTTGATGCGGATAAAGTTTATATATCTGGAACAAATACAGGATACCCTCTTGTAAGCCCTGTAAATGCTAAATATATTAGGGTGCAATCGCAAACAGACAAAGAACACACTTTACAGTTAGAGCAAAACACACAGTTTACATTCTATAAATCATTTTACGATTACGCCATTACAGACAATCAAAGCCCTTACAATGGTTTATTATGGTCTACAATGGGTGATAGTGTCACCGAGTTGGCTTCTTGGCAAAAGTACGTGTACAGAAAACTAGGCTTGCAGTTCGAAAACAAAGGAGTAGGCGGCTCTTGGATTAGTGGCGTTGGCGGCATGAATAGTGATGCAAGAATAAACGATATTAATATAAATAGTGACGTTATTTCTGTAATGGGTGGAACTAATGACTGGACTCATGATGTTGTATTAGGATCAATAAGCTCATCTGATGTAAATGAGTTTTACGGAGCCTTGAATGTGATGTGTGAAAACCTAACAACTAGGTTTTCAACTAAAAAAATCATATTACAAACACCGCCTTATTCGTTAATTTCAACTGTACAAATTGAAGCGTCATCTTTAAACACATTGGGGTTATCAATATACGACTATTCAAACGCTATAAAAGAGATTGGCTTTAAATGGGGATTGCCCGTTATCGACACGGCAAGCGGTTGTGGTTGGAATTATGTAAATATAGACACCTATGTAGTTAATGATGGGAAATTTGTTCATCCTAATGATTTTGGAGGTCGAAGAATTGCCTCTGTTGTAATAGGTGAGTTTGAGAAGATAAACCCTATCGACTAATAAATTTACAATATGGCAATAACATTCACAAAAGCATTAAGCACCACAGACTTCCTAAACGCCTACAATAACAATGTAGTTGAGTTTAGTTCTGACAATGTATTAGATTCGGTTAAGTGCGATATCGTAATAGGTGCCCTGCCTTTCCAGATAACACCTATTGATAACGTCTTTAGGTTTAATTTTAAAGAGGTGTTACGCGTTCTTATTAATCCGAATAACTTTCAAGATGAGATATTACCGACTTTAATTTTAGGTGACGACACGAGCCATGTTTATGATGATACGGCAAACACGTTCCTATCTCAATTAGTAAGTTATACAATTACACTCAGTGACGATTCAACAGAGAACACAAGCGAGACTTACAAGTTTTTAAAGAGCGTTGAACAGCTAGAGCAGAACAAAGCAGGAACGGTTGTAAGTGGAAACAATATGTACATGCTTTCACCATTTCAAAAGGCAGCTACGAATATTTACAATGTCACATATTTTGAGGGCTACCCGTTTGATATTGCCTTACTTTTAGATAATCCAGGATTAACAACCGTACTAAATCAGACCAACGCATTAAGCCATGATTTCAACCTGCCTAATATAGTAAATAGATTATTCTTTTCAGATGGTCGCACAACCATAACGATAGATGATTACTTGCCTCTTGTTGATGGCTTGAATGAATTGAAAATAACGAGAGGCGTTGATATTATCTTTGTAAATGTTTTCAAAGTTCCATCTATCGAGGGGCAGTATATGAAATGGCTGAATCAATATGGTGAATGGAATCACTGGTTGTTTAATTGTATTCATAAGCGAGATAATAAGACCAAAGACCTAGGTGAAGTTAGTAATGATTTTGACGATGTGTCAGAGACTACAAGCCCATCCTTTAATCTTGGGAAAACATCTCAAGACACTTTAACACTAATCAGTAAGAATGTAAGCCCAGAAGATCAGGAAGTCTTAAACGGTATATACGATAGTCCAAAAGTTTATTACTTTACAGGGATTAGATTATCGCAGGTTACGGATGTTAGCTGGTTAGCCCTAGAGCTTAAATCTGGTAGAAATACAAAGACTGATTACAAGAGAATGCCAGCAAATTATAAGCTACAATTCGAACTACCACAACGTTATACAATGAAATTATAATATGTCTGAACAACTTTACATTAACGATCAATTAATTGACTTACCTGATAGAGTTGTTTCGCAAACAAAGCAGATTAATGATGTGGCTGAGGTTGTGGATAGGCAAGCTAATTACTCCAATAATATTAAGATACCTAGAACATCAAACAATATTCGGATCTTTGAAATGTTAGGCATAGCTGGGAGTACTACTCGATTACCTTACGAGAATATTGTAGTAAAATACGTGGTAGACGGTATAGAGCAGATAACAGATGGTAAGGGTGTGATTAAAAAGACAGACTCTTTTTATAACTTAGTGATCTATGATGGTGTTATTTCAATGTCCGACTTACTAGGAAATAGCAAGTTAGAGGATCTAGATTTCTCAGCCTATAATCACGACCTAACTAATAAGATATGGCTCAATTCTTTTTCTAAAACAGATGGCTACATATACGCGTTGGGTAAATTCTACGCGGCAGCGAGTACAAGCCTGATAAACGTAGATCTTCAGAATGTATCTTTTTATCTGCATACCTTGTTTAATATTATATTCTATCAGAAAGGCTACTCTGTAACAGGCTCCTTTTTCTCTGATACTAACTACTTAAAGCGGCTTGTCTCGATGAATACAGGTTATGATAGGACAACTATAGGCGGGGAAGAGGAGAAGTATTCAAGGGATAATTCAGGGGATGCAGCGGTTACGGAAGGACCGGAGCTATCACAGATACACCTCTACTTAAAAGACTCATACACAACTACGGGCGATGGTACTCATAAAATAATCGCAGACGGAGATTGGACACTTTCGAAGGGTTCTAATCCAAGACTTGTTATTTTTGTAAATACTATAGAGGTAGATAGTGCCGCATTAGGTACAACCCCAGCAGCTACCATCTTAGAAGCCTTCGATTTGGATGTTAATATAGGTGACTTGATAGAGATTAAAATAGAGGTTCTATCAGACGGAACGGCTCCTGTGAAGTCAGTATCCTTCACCACGAACTATATAACCACGATAGACGAAGATACTACTCGCATCCCAATAAATATAGAGACATTGATAGGTGAAACTAGACAAATAGATTTTATCAAGGAGGTGATGCAACGCTACGGGCTTATATTTAGAAAGGTCCGCAATAGTAACACTTTTGAGTTCAAGCGTATGGCTGACTTATTACCGGATAGAGTGAACGCTGAGGATTGGTCGGGTAAATACTCAAGGTTTAATGGCGAAGAATATAAATCTAAATACGGTCAATCGAATATTTTTAAATATATCTACGGGGATAGTGCCAATAACGTAGTAGAAACCTTCGCTGATGGAGAGATGCTTGTAAATGATGTTAATCTAAAGAAGGAAAAGACTGTAATTACATCACTTTTCAAAGCCAGCGTATTGTCTTTCGGATTATATTCATTAGATCATTGGACATTACATGATGTACTTATAAGCCCTAACACTGATGGCCTTAGAATATTCGAAAGGGAAGATGTAAATGAGACTATTCAATATAGATTTAATAATGCTTTCCCTGGGGCTCTCGAATTTACGGGAGTAGTACCTCATTTAGACTTTCCTCCTGTCCAATACCAGGAGGAAGTCGACAATAACTATGTCGAATTTACAGCGATGCTTAATGATTACAGGATGTTAAAACTTGAGCTTGATCTAAGCTTGATAGATATTTACAATCTAGACTTTTTTAAGCTTAAATACTTTAACCAACTAGGCAGATATTATTATCTGAATAAAGTTATTAATTTTAAAAAGAATAAATTAACTGTGTGCGAATTCGTACAGGTTGGGGCTAGCACTTAATAATATTACTATGGCAACAGAACAAATAACAATAGCTGAATTAGATATTAACACCGATGCGCTTACTAAGTCAGCAGTGGAGACTAAGAAAGCGATTGATGCTATGAACGCATCTCAAAAGGAGCTTAAGAAAAGTACCGAAGATACGACTGTGCAGCAAGTTAAGAATGAAGCAGCATTAAAGAACCTAAAAGCAACTTACAACGCTCAGAAAAATACGCTTGCAGCGGTTACGGATGCCACTAATAAACAAGTTGCAGCAGATAAAGCGTTAACTAATGAGATAAACAAAGAGATTAAGACAGAGAATCAAGCAACGGCCAGTAATAAAAAGCTGTTAGCGATTCGAAAAGAGGTAAGCTCAACCACCGAGAAGGGACGAAAGCAAGTAGAGCAGATAAATGCTAAGATAGATAAGAATAATAAGCTATTAAAAGAGAATGCGAGCGAGCAAGGAAAGGCTAGGTTAGGCGTTGGAGGCTACGAAGCGGCAATAAAGAGGGCTTTCCCTCAGGTTGGTTCGTTTATAGATGGGCTGAAAGCACAGAAAGCAGCCCTAAAAGCATCGACAGCAGCCACAACTACATCATCAACAGCTCTAAAAGGCTTTAGAATTGCGCTAATATCAACTGGTGTAGGTGCTATTGTGGTAGCATTAGGGGCGTTAATTGCAGCTTTCTCAAGTACGCAGAAAGGTGCGGATAAGATTAGTAAAGCGTTAGCACCAATTAAGGGAGCGTTTCAAGGTATCATCGGAATTATTCAGGATATATCGACTAATATATTCGGTCAGCTCGGTGATCGTTGGACAGTAGTATCAGGCTCAATCTTGAAAGGTATTGATTTCATTCGTTTAGGCTGGGCGAAGTTAAGCGGGAATATAGAAGAGGCTAGCGAGATAACAGCTAGGATAGCAGAGAGAACAAAGGATATCGAGAGAGCATCAGAAAGTTTAGCAAAAAAAGATGAAGCATTAAATGATATTAGGAAAAAATCAGTTCAAAGAATAAAAGATGCAGCGGACGCACAAAAAGAAATAGTAAGGCTTCAAATTGAAATAGAAAAAAACGAAGCTAACTTAGTGTTAACTAGAGCTAGGCTTACAGACCAAATCAAAGAGCAAGAATTGCTTGCTAAAGATACGGCACTAACAGCAACGCAGAGAAATGAAGCAGCAGACGAAGCTCTACGACTTTCAAGAGAATTAGCAGACGCTCAAAAAGATATAATTAACTTAAGAATAGAGGAAGAGGAATTGACTCAGTCGCTCAATGATTCAGGACGTGAAGATCTTAAGAAATTAAATGAATTAAAAGCTGAAGCTATTGCAGCTGACACAAGACAGAAAGCAACAGAGCTTAGATTTCTAGGAGCTAAGAATGCAGTATTAAAAGAAGATCAAGCTTTAGAGAAGAAAAAAGGTGAAGATAAAACCAAAGCAGATGAGGAAGAATTAAAACGAATCGAAAATTTCGCGAACCAAAAGCGTGAATTGCAAAATCAAATAGATTTAGAGAACGCAGTAACGGACGAAGAGAAAGCGATATTAAAACAAGAGCAAGACTTTGAAGATCAGCAAGCAGAACTCGAACAATTAGAGATAGATCAAACACAAAAGGATCAATTAGAAGCTTTAATGTTGACCGTTCAAGAAACGAAACTGCAAGCTATAAGAGATGGATTCACAGAGAAGGAGATCATCGCAGAAATAACAGTTGATAAGAAAAAGGAGAAGATAAGAAAGGATGAATTAAAGCGAGAGTTTATATTACAAAAACAAAAGCTTTCTATTCTTTCAAATACATTCGGACAAACTCAAGAGTTATTAGGCAAGAATTCAGCAGCAGGGAAAGCGGCTGGTATTGCACAAGCTACAGTAAACACCTTTCAGGGTATCACAGAAGTCTGGAAAACACCTTCTGTATTGCCTGAGCCAATCGCAACGGCCGCAAAGGTTGTGAGCACTGCAACTGTTTTAGCTTCTGGATTAGGAGCTGTTAGAAGTATAAAAGGAGTTGATAACGCTTTCTATGAAGGTGGACAAGTCCAAGTCCCAACAGGTACTGGTGGAGTAATCAAAGGGAGTAATATACCAACCCAGCGTGGAGGGGATAATATTTTAGCATCTGTTGACGGAACTCATGACCTCGTAACAATAGGATCAGAAGAAATGATCTTAAATCCAACGCAGCAAGCAAGGGCAGGCGGTTCAGCTTTCTTTAAGTCTATTGGTGTTCCTGGGTTCCAAACAGGTGGTCAAGTTGGAGGTGCTAATCTTCCAGCACAAACACAAGCGGCCCAGATTAATATGGATGAATTCGCGGAAGTGATAGCCGACAAAGTGAACGCGATTAAGATAGTTGCAATTGAATCAGATATAAGTAACGCTCAAGCCTTACAAGTTGAAATAGTAGACGGGGCGAATATTTAAATAATGTTTTGTATCTTTGGGTAATGGCAAATCCAATACAAATATTAAGAGCGTGGTCTAAGGTGTTACGCGGGTTTACAAATAGTGAACACGAAAGACGCGCTCAAATTTGTTCGGCTTGTCATAGAAAGAAGTATTCAAAGTTTTGGGACTTCTCAGACAAAGAAGAATTAGAAGAGGTTAAAGGATTCGTTTGTACTGATTGCGGCTGTCCTTTAGTAAGTAAAATACGTTCAACTGACATGTGTTATAAATGGAAAACAACCACGAATTAATAGTACGCATAGAGAATAGTGTTGAGTTCCTTTCGCTTATTAAAAAGGGACTATTGCCTTTATCAATTCTAGATAAAAAGGTGTACTATGAATATTTCCTCTCTGATTTTAAGAAAACAAAACTTAAAAGCGAGTCAATCAGAAACACGTCAGAAGAGTATGACGTGTGCGAAATGACAATTAAAAGAGCCATTAAGTTTATGGAGGAATAAAAAAAAGCCACTTGCTAAGGTGGCTTTCTTGTTTTTAATTAAGCGTTTGATTCTAACCTTGGCAGCGTTTGTCCCATATCAGACTCTTGGAATTCATACCTTGTATTGCAAGAGTCGCAGCTATATCTACTTACCCATCCACCACCAGCTTCTCTGTATATGTTCCCGTCTGGGCATTCCAAACATTTATCGTTTCTGAATTTGGATTTTATCTCTTCTTGAGAATAAGTTTTCCCTTCCATAGTTTTAATCTTTAGTTCTATAACTTGATATCTGAATTAAATCCGCAAAGCTTAAGGCTTTTTTAATTACACCACGCTTTTTAAATTCATGTATTTCTTTAGAGTTCAACACTGTAAAATCTCCGATAACTCCGTATGTATCAAGAACATAATACCGCAATCCGTCTGAGTTGTGTTTCTCATCTGCTAGAAATATAGCAGCATGTAAGGCTTTTGATTTACCGCTCTTAAGCTTCAGGGCTTCTAAGTAATGTTTTCTTTCTAATCCTTTGAAGACTAGTCTAATTAATAGTTTTTTAATCATAGTTCTACATTTTTATTTGATTTAATTCCTAATGTTCCAATCCAGACAAACGCCAGTGATGTGAACATTTCGTTAGTTTCTCCTTTGATTGCGAAGGTAATAACCATTACAAAAGCAATGACGAACATTATTAAATACAATACAAATTCTTTCATAGTTTTATTTTTAATTATTTACAAAATTGACATGGCATGTAAAATCCATTTGATGACATCACAGACTTTGAACCGTGACACCAACAACAGGAGTTAGATTTAATATCTTTGACGATCTCACCCATAATAATTGATGCTTTGTGAAAATCCTTAGATGATACTGGTGTTTGTTTTCTGTCCTTATTCACAATTCTATGTAAATATTCTAATTGCTCAGTAGTTAATCTCATAGTTTTATTTTTAAGATAAAAACGCAGCCCAAAGACATGCGAATATTACGATTACAAATATACTCCACTTTAATATTTTAGTGAAAAAGTTTCTTAATTTCTCTTCTCGTGTTTCCATAGTCTCTATTATTAGTTAATAATCACAAATATAAATCGAACTTATTGAAATATGCAATATAACAACATGCTGTAAAACATGTAACAAATAAGTGTTATTAATCAATTCTGTTAAATTCTTAACTTTATGTCATGAATAACGATATTTATATTATAGGGGAAATAGGGGTTAACTCTCCGCAATATATGAACACCACACTAAAAGAGTTGGTTGAATCTGTTGCGTTATCAGATAAGAAGAAGCCGCTTAACGTTTACATTCAGACAGTTGGCGGTGGAGTTTACGAAGGTAAAGCTATGCGCAAGCTATTAAAAAGCTTATCTATTCAACCAAATACTATAAGTATGGGGTTGGTTGCATCGGTTGGAACTATCATTTTCTTAGCTGGTAATAAGGAAACCCGAAAAATTAATTCTAATGATGATTTTCTTATTCACCTACCAATGGGAGGAGCTGAAGGGAATGCTGTTGATTTAGAAAAGGCAGCGGCAGAGCTTAGAGTTATGGAGGGTGAATTTGCAGACATATACGCAGAGGAAACAAGCCTGACTAAAGAAGAAGCTTTATCTCTTATGAAAAAAGACGAGATGCTTCATTTTGATATTTTACAAGGGAAAGGCTTTGTAAGTGAAATAATTGAATTTAAGGCGGTAGCCAAGTTAGATAATAATAACAATAAACAAATGACGGAAAAAGATGAAAAGGGCTTTCTTGATCGCATGGAGACGATGATTGCAAAGTACTTTAAAAAAGAAACTCCGACTAATAAGATCGTGACTGATGCCGTTGGCGTAGAGTTAGATTTTACAGAGTTGGAAGCAGATGCTACTCCTGCAAATGGTGACACCGCGCAAGTGGATGGAGCTAATGCAGAGGGTGATTATCTTATGCCATCGGGTGAGACTTTTAAATTTGTTGATGGTGTATTAGAAATAATGCCAGCAGCAGAAGAGGAAAACGAGGACAACACAGAAGCACTGCAAGCTGAAATTGCAGAACTTAAAGAAAAATTAGAAGGTGCAACAGCTTCAATCTCTGAAAAGGATGAATTGATAGCCTCTAAAGATGTTAAGTTGACTAATGTCGAGAAGGACCTGAAAGACTTCAAAGCTGAGATCACTTCAAAGTTTGAGTATGACGGTAAGAAGAAAAAGAAAGAAGAAGACGACAGGCCTACAAACAGGGTGAGTTCTTACAAAACAATTAAAAATAAATAATTATGGCAGTATTTGATGTAAGTGGGTTGGATATGAACCCTGAAGAGGCACAGGATGTGTCCGAAATTGTAGTAGAAAAGGTCTTTGTGCAAGGTGAGCTCAATCAAGTTCATGAGGTGCATAAGGGAATTCAACACAAAAAGCAAATTGTTTTTGTGGATAATTTAGGCGTAGGTGGTGAAGCCTTGACAAATTGTACACCAGCCGAACAAGACGGCTTAGTATTTACTGAAAAGTTTTGGGACCCTGCTCTTATCGCTGGTAGATTTACGCATTGCGCGAATGATCTTCCTCAGTTATTGAAACTGTTTAGAAAAGCACAAAGAGTTGAACCTGATTTCTACGACAGACAAGGCAGTCAAGAAATGGGTATTTTAATGGCTAAGATAATTGAAGCCCTTAAGGTGTCGGTATCGGCTAAAGCATGGTTAAGTGATACAGCAGCAGCAGTTCAGCCAGGTGGCAACTTTACTATCGCAGGTTTTAATGCCGGTCTTTGGGATCAATTTGATGGACTTTGGAAACAGATCTTCGCAGATGCGGATGTGCCTAAGTACACAATCACAGAGAATGCGGGCGCTACTTACGTACTACAAGCTCTTGCGGCTGGAGAATCTTTAAACATCCTTCAGGGAATGTACGAAGGGGCAGATGCTAGATTACTTGGTGATCCTGATGCTCAGTTCTTAGTAACTCGCTCTATTTGGGATAATTATTTAACCCTAACGGAGACTAAGGAATTCAATGGCGGTATTACTACTCGTTTGGATAACGGTCAAATTGCAATGGATTATAGAGGAATTAAGATAGTATTAATGAATGAGTGGGATAGAACAGTTAGATTGTATCAAGATGACTTAACTGTACATTTCAGACCTCACAGAGCTTTATTAACTACTCCTAGTAATATTCCTTTGGGAACATTATCAGAAACAGATCTTCAAAACTTAGAATCGTTCTACGATAAGAAAGACAAGGCTAATTACGTTGATTACGGTTACTATTTAGACGCTAAATTTGGTGAGTCTTACATGGCGGTAGCTGCTTATTAATTTTAAAAATATAAAGATATGGCATTGAATTGTGAAGATAAATTATCAGCCGATATTATTAAGGATTGCGACAATGCGCCAAAGGCGGGTATTGAAGTAAATGTGGTCCTGCTTAATTTTGATGATGTCGATAAGGTAACTTCTACTATTGATGCATCTAACGATCTTATTATTACCTCGCTTAGTACCTATACGGGTACTACGGGGTATAATTTAGAAGGGATTAAGCAAGTGAACGGCGTAAGCTTTGAACTTGTAAAGAAAGAGGAATCATTTGACGCGTACAAGCATTTATTTGCGGGTGTCATTCTTAATCCTTCAGCAGCCAATAAAGCACTCTTGAAAGAGATTGCTTCAGGTGGTCGTTACATTGCAGTAGTAGAGAAGAAATGGAAAGGAATTGACAATGAGGACGCTTTCGAGGTTCTTGGTTGGGATTCAGGTTTAGAGATCGCGACAGTTGTTTGGAATTCTAAAGAGTCTGATGGTGTTATTAAGTTTGAATTAGCCTCGGTTGATGGTTATGAAGAGCAAGATATGACACGTAATCTTTTAGAAACTGATTACAACACTACATCGCTCGCATTTGTAAACAAGTTTGCAACAGCTTAATAGATGCGTGATATATATTTAACACACGGGAAGAGTAAAACCTACGCGGACAAGTCGAAGGGCGGACTCTTCTCGTGTTTTTTAAAAGAGTATAGAGAATATTTTAAACGTAGTGTAACACCTGGATGTGGAAAATGTCTGGGCCAATATTGGAGAGACTACACACAAATTTTTACTCAGATGAAACAAGTAGTAGAATGTAAATTTAGATTAAAAGCCAAGTATAATGGCATTCAAATAGGGGCCAATGGTCAGCCTATCCGCAATGGAGAAATGACAGATGAAACAGCGGTTAAGCTCTTAGAGTGGCATCCGTTACATGAGGATCTATTTGATATTTGTCCAGATGAAGAAGAATTAAATGCTTTAGGCAGCGATGAGAATCAAACATTAACGGAATTAAGAGAAAGATATCCTGATATCAAATCTAATTCAAAGGATGGATTTTTAAAGAAGTTGGTATAGTCAGAAGAAGAATAAACTAAAAAAGCACACATTGAAAGCAAGTATTCACGAGATAGATAAAAGAACGACGAAGTTTGACAAAACGCTTGGAGTTATTGCGAATGGTGCTGGTAATATGTACCCCGAGATATCAGAACGTTTTATCTTAAATTCTGTAACTGCTAAAATGGCCGCCGGTGTAATGGCCTCTTATTTAGCTGGCAAAGGCTTTGGTAAAGAAGATAATAAATTAATTGTCAATAAGGATGGTTTGACATTAAAAAAATTAGGGCGCACTATAGCAAAAAACCTTTCTAAGCAAAGAGGTGTTTTTATTCATTTTGATTATAACCAGAACTTTGAACCGTCAGGCGTTAGAGTTCTTCCTTATACTGATTGCAGACTGGGCAAGAAAGATGATAATGAATACAACGGTAAAATAGTAGTATTAGATGAATGGCATGGAGCCACAAAGAAGGATGTAAGTGATAAAGGTCGAGTTGTAGATGTTTACAATCCAAACCCAAAAATAGTAGAGGCTCAAATTGAAGCGGCTGGTGGTATCGATGATTACCAGGGCCAAATATGGTATGTTAATTTAGAAGAGGAATATGTCTACGCGCTTAGTCAAATTGACTCAGTGATGAATGATTGTGATAGTGAGTCGCAGGCTGGTATCTTTAAAAACAGATCTTTACGGCGTGGTTATTTTGGTAAAACTGTTATAAAAACAAAGCCCTTAGCTGGAAATCTAGAGGATTATGAGGGTGACCAAGCAAAGTATCAACAAGCATTAAGCGAACGTGACGAATTCAAAGATACTATCAGTGATTTTTTTGGAGCCGAAAATGTTGGTGGCGCTTTAGTTATAGAGGCCGATGCTGGTGGTGATGATTTGGATGATTCAATGGAAATAATCAACACGCCTAGTGATGTAGACGATAAAATGTTTGCACATACTGAGGAGTCGGTTTTTCAAAATATACTTGTATCATTTAATAATATACCTAAAGATTTAGTAAGATCTAGTGATACGGTTTTTTCTTCAAGCGGTGAAGCTTTACAGATAATGAAAGAAACATATCAAGAAAATACATCTTTTGAACGGGATGAACTTGAAGAAGTTGTAAACGTAATCACTAACGCACTACCTAAGATTAGTAAAAATGTTAATTTAATTCCATTGATTCAAGTTAGAGAACCAATTAAAAAACAAGAAGATGCCAACACTACTAATTAATAGGGCAGATATAGCTGAATACGTACAAATAAGTGATACTGTATATGATAACATCCTAAATAAATTCATACAACAAGCCCAATTTGCCGATATTCAGAGGCTTTTGGGTGCTGATTTTTACAATGATCTGATTAGAAATAGCACAGAGGCTAATTACGTAACACTTTTAGACGGTGGCGACTATGTTTATAACGGTGTAACCTACACAAATGAAGGTCTAAAGGTGGTTATTATACACTACTTTGAAGCACGTTATAAGATAAGCGGATCGAATGTAGATACACCCTTTGGATTGGTCATTAAAACCGATCCTAATAGCACTAATGTAGATCTTCCAAGCCGTAAAACAGAATCGAAAGAAGCTAAAAACATGGCTTTCAATTATTGGGAGAATGTAAAACTGTTTCTAGATCGTAATTCTGATGATTATCCATTATGGAAAACCAATTGCGTAACGCATAGTAAGAGCAGATTCAAAGTATATAAAGTAGGTTAAATAATTAGAACACATTTTAAAATTATTAGGCATGGCAAAAAGGATCTACGTAAATTCAAACAATTATCTTATAATCGCGAACAATGCCGACTTGTCGGATGATGTAAGAAATTCAGCCTCAAATATTTATACTGAGGTTAACGGTACTTTATTTTTATTTTATAGAAAAACACCATCCGCACTACTTGAAAGTATTTACTTTGCTGATATTCTAGATGTTGATGGGAATGCTTATTCTAGTTTAGAGAAATTCAGGGATATAGTAGAGAGCGCATCAGCATCAATCCCAGTAAGTGAAGAACAGAAAGATCCAATGCTTGAAATAGCAGCAGGTAGGATACCCGATAAGTCAACGGTGCATAAGTTCGGGTCTAATCAGGATGTGGCAACAGGGGTAAGGGAAGATGTAAACGACATGGGTGGTGTTTACGCTTATCCAACAGTAACGGCAGACATGACCCATCTATCACAAGCTGCAGATCAGGCGGCACTAAGAGGAATGCATATAGAAATTGATGGCAATGACATTGATAACGATAGAGTTATTCAATTGGCTTTAATGGATGCAATAGATACATCTACACCAATAGTTCTAACAACTCCATTATTTAGAGTTAACACAATGCAAGTACAGGCTAATTTAAAGGCGGATTCTAATATTCGGCTCCACAACCTTGCAGATACTATCACATACTCGCAAATAACGTCAGACAATAACCAAACATTACAAACCAACTATTCAGTGCCTAGGGGTCACACTGCTTATATGACAAATGTATACGGTGATGTCATAGAAAGCACGGGCAAGGAACCAAAATCTGTTGAATTTAAACTATGGGTTGCAAATAGGAAAGAAGATTGGGATTTTCAACTAAAGAGCGCAAGAGGTGTTCCGAAAGCAGGCCCCGCAGCTACACACAGATTTGAACCTTATCTAAGAATTACAGAAATGAGTGATATTAAAATAACAGCACAACCATCAGATCAGCCTGCACATGTACATGGCGGTTTCGATTTAATTGTAGAAAAGGATTAATATGGGATGTATTCAATGTGGTCAGTGTTGTACAACTGCGCAGATATCAATAATTGTATCTGAAGATTTAGCACATTACTATTCTAATTTCGGAGTCGAGACATTCGGAGATAAAAAAGGGAATTTAGTTTGCAGGTTTAGAGTTCCGACAGTATGTCAACACTTAAGAAGGGATAATAACGGGGAATCGATGTGTGCAATATACGAGAACAGACCGCAAATATGTAGAGATTACCCAATGAAAAACAGTAAGATTCACAGTGGATGCGGATATAATAAAAAATAAGTATCTTTATAAAAACAATTTAAAAACAAGTAGAATGAGTAAATTGAATTTACAGTACAATGAGCCAGAGGATAATGAAGAGCCTATTGTAAGACCTAAAGATCCACCTATTCATAAATAGCATGAAATTTAAGCACGCTATATTATTATGGGTTTGTGTGACTCTGTTTTATCTCATATTCGCAAAAGAAGGTGTTCCGATTTGGAACGCCTTTTATTTTGGTAAAGATTGTATTCTACCTGCATTTATCCTTTATGATTTATACTGGTATAAGATCAGTAAGTCAGATAAGCGATTGTGTATTATTGCTTTCTTGATTTATTGTGTTAAATTTATAACGGAAATAGGAATGGTTTTAGATATTTTTGATGTCTCAAGCTCTTTTGATACCGCAATCTACACAATATCACTACTAATCATCCTAATAATAGTCGGGTATGACACAAAGAAATAAAGATAAATGGCTTAATGTGGCCATATCCATAATAGTCCCGATATGCGTTGTATTTATAACCATGAGTCTCTCGAGTGATGCGGCAGAAAAGAAAGCTCTCAAAGAGGCTATGGATAAAAAGGCCGAAATAACCTATGTTAACGACAGGAATAGCGATCAAAACAAACTCATTAAAGCGAATTCTGATAAAATAGATAACAACTATGAGAAGTACGAAAAAAAAGTAGATAAGATCTATGATTATATTCTAAGTCTAAACGCACAAAAAAAATGAGTGGATACGCAAGAAGAGACGCCAAAGTAGATTCAAACCATCCACAAATAGTTAAAGAACTCCGCAAACTAAAAGGTGTGACTGTTCGATCAGTCGCCACTATTAAGAACTTCTTAGACATTATCGTAGGTTATGACGGTAAAAACTACCTATTCGAAATTAAAGACCCTAATAAGCCACCATCACAAAGGAAACTAACTGAAGGAGAAGAGAAGTTCATGGACGAATGGACGGGTCAAGCAGATCTCGCATTAACAACACAAGACATATTAGAAAAGATTAACTACAAGCACTCAAAATAGGGTGCTTTTTTCATGCCCACTTTCGAACACTCCGCACTCCGCGCTCCACGCCTTTTGAAAATAAACTTAAAATAATTCATCTTTATTTGCGTATGTCGTATATATGATATACATTTACACCATGAGCAATAAAGCTTATACTTAAAACTAATGAGATGAAAGAATTTAAAAGAGGTGACAAAGTAAATGTTATAAAACAAGGGAATAATGCAAGTGATTTCAATAATAGTAAGTGTGGCGTATGTGGTGTTTATTCAGTTGAGGATTGGAGAAATAAAATATTTGAGATTGATGGTAAAATAGAGTTAATAAGTTTTGGTCACGACCCAGAGACTTTTTGTGCGTACTTATTAAACCTAAACGGAAAGCCAGTTGGGTATGTTTACAATGGAGCTATTAAGAAGGCTAGGCCTATCCCAGAATTAACCATGAAGGAAGCTATTGAGAAGATGGGATTTGAATTTAAAATAAAGTAATAACATGAAAAAACTAATCAAAATTAACGGCACGCTAACTGAGCAAGGTTCAACCGCTAATAAGCTTGCAATTAAAGCGGCTAAAGAAGGAAAGAATTTAACCGAATATATTTCAGATGTATTAGATAACCATGTAAAATCATAAGCTATGGAATCAATAGAGCAAATTAAAACTTATAAACCTGAACTTATCACAAGAGGAAAGTTTAGTGTAGTTAAAATGTTTGGACTACGATTTGAAATATGGAAAGTGATTCAAGGTTATAGACTCTCTGTGGATACAAAAACAACTCGCTATATTTTTAGGCCTTTCCGGTACACATATAAATGCAAAGTAGCTGATTTGGTTTAATTGGCTATAATGACGTTGGTATAAGTGGCGTTTTTTCTATGCCATTTATACTTTGTTAGGCTTTCGCTTTTATTAATTATTAAACTAAAATACAATGAGAGAAATAAAATTTGAATACGGATTTAAAAGCGTGAATGGTATTGTTAAAAAAGTATATCATTTATCAGAGATACCAAACATAGCTCAAAAATGTGACGTGTGGAATGTTTTACCAATTGTTTATGTTAGGCAGTTTACTGGATGTGAAGATAAAAACGGAATAAACATATACGAGGGTGATATATTTAAAAGAATAGATACTAAAGATACATATATAGCAATATGGAATAAGGACGGGTTTATGGCTTCTCAATTATGGGACGAATGGACAAAGAAAGATGTATCTAGCCAAAAGAAAAATGTAGGTATACCATTTATGACAACTTTTAAAATTGAGATAATTGGTAATGTGTACTTAAGTGAAGCCTAATATGCGAAGGTAAGTTGAGTTTTTAATAAATTAAAATACAAGATAATGAACGATTTAAATAAGATTAAACAAGAAGTGCTACAAGAGCAAGAAACGCCAGAAGGTGCTTATTATAATAAAGAAGAAGTGAATGAGTTAATTGAGGAATCGGTTGATAAATTTATTGAAAAATTAAATTTACCTGTTGTTACCCAGCGAAGCGAACAGTTAAAAGGGGATTATCGACAACACTTTTTAGACTGGAAAAACAAATACTTTACCTGCAAGCCTACTATGTACGAGTATGTAAATAGCTCAAATGAGAAATATACAATTAAAGACTTGCATAAGAGATATGAAAGAGCCATGCTGCAATCCCCTTTTAATTGTGGGTAATGGGCTACAGCTATGAAGCGTTGCTAATAAAAATACAAACTTAAAAACTTTATAAAATGGAATTAACACCTAGAAAAATACAATTACCTGATGATTTAGGCAATGATTTATTAGCTGATGTTAGCATTAGTAATTTAATGCAAGACATTACAACGAAGCTAATAATGGATATTGAGCAGAAAAGAAACCAAGTGATTACCGAGCGATTAAAAGAAATAGTCGGAATTGATTTAAACATAGAAGAAGAATCAAAGCGCAAGTTTAAAAGACTTGCTATTGAATACAATGGAAATGAAGAAACTATTTATTTTAATGATGGCAGCGATACAGGCAAGCGAATAGTAACATTTGTAAGGAAGGACAACCCATTAACCTTTGAGACTGATAGAACGCAAATGAGCGTGGAGTATTCTTATTGTTAATGCTAATGGGCGAAGGTAAGTACTTTAAATTTAACGATATGAAAATGACATTTAAAACAGCAGACGATTTAGCGGAGTGGGTATATACAATGCACTTACAGAACACAAGCGGAAGAGAAACGGAAAATGAAATGTTTCGACTTGGAATAGAAAATTGCATACAGGAATTAACAGAGTTAAATTTATTGGATTTACCTGTTGTTACAAAAACGGAGCGTAGCGCAGTGTTAGGTTGCCCTGAGTGTGGGTGTAGGAAGAGTGGATATAATTTTAAGACTGAAAATAAATTTTGTTGCTATTGTGGACATGAATGGGCAACTTGTTTGTAACAGGCAGCTAAAGCATATAGTGTTTTATTTGTGGATAAAGCACGCTATTAAAAACGCATTAAAGTAAGCATCATTTTAATTTTGAACTATGAAAAAGAAACTATTTTACATGATGATATTGTCTGGATTAGGCTTTGCAATATCAACAGCCTGGTTAATATCAGAACTATGGGTATCAATAACCATTAAAAACTTCGATACTAAAACACTTCCTACATTCGCTATAGCACTAAGCATTTATGGACTGCTGCATGTGTTGTATTATGGAAAGAGCAAATACAAGCTTCATCCTGTAAGCAAAACTCACGGAGTCGGTAAAGACTCCCAAACGCCCGTAAGGTTATGAAAACAATCAAAATCATCCAAACAGGCTACGAGAAAGAGAGGGATTATCTCAGTAAAAATAAGAAAGGTGTTCAAGAATGTATTACAGGATTTGGTATGATCCAAATCATAATGAAATCAGGAGAGACAAGAGAATACCACGGAGCCTTAGCTCAGAAAGTGCATGATTATGCATTTAAGAATTGTTAATTCGATAAATTATAACATAAAGGCTTTCAGACATGGGAGTCTTTATTTATATTGTTTCTAAGCGTTTATAGAATTAAATTTGTATGTAATTAATAATTAAAACTAACACGATGAAAAAAGTATTTAACAACCTATCATTAATTGAATTCGAACATAAGGTTAATGATATGAATTTTAATAGATGGTATTATGACCATGAGAAACAAGAGGGATTAGTTATTTTAAATAAGGAGGAGACGAAATGATTGATGTAAAAGATTTAAGAGTCGGGAATTTAGTAAATGTAGTAGGTATAGGTGATGTTAAAGTATCACATTTAAGCTCTATGGGTGTATATAAAGACCTACGACCAATCCCACTAACAGAAGAGTGGTTTTTGAAATTTGGACTAATCAAATTAAGATCGCCTCTATTATCATTCGTGATGGGATGTTATGAGATATCAATCATTCCTACGCATAATGAGTTTGGCGTCTATATTCCAAGTGGTAGGATTATCACAAAAATTAAATACGTCCATCAATTACAAAACCTATATTTCGCTTTAACTGGTGAAGAATTAGAACTAAAGGAGGCTAAAGATGAAAACTAACGTACCTCTAAAAGAGCTTATTAAAAGGCGCAATCAATCCGTGTCTATGGCTGAGTATGATGAATACACGCCTGAAATTAATAGATTAATAAAGGTTAATAATGCCAATGTTAGAAATCTAAAGGAGGATTCGAAATGAGAAAGTTTAAATGTATTGGATTGAAAGAGACTTGCGCTAGGTGGTGGAGTGAAGCTTTTACTGTCGACCTTGAGTATGATGAAACTTTTGCATGGACTAACAATTTACGTAAAGACGCTGTGTGTTTGATATCTAAGAACAAGCGATGGTGTGTTGATTTAGATCAATTCGAAGAAATAAAGGAGGGCGAGAAGTAATGGCAATATTTAGAAAGATTCACACCTCTATGTGGGGTGATAGCTTCTTTAGTGATCTTGATAAGGATAAAAAGCTATTCTATATCTACTTGCTCACGAATGAAAGAACAAAGCAGTGCGGAGTTTATGAAATAACAAAAAAACAGATAGCTTTTGACTTAGGATATACTATTGATAGAGTATCTATACTGTTGAAATACTTCATGAAACTAAATAAAATAAGGTATAATGAAGAAACTTTTGAGCTTGCTTTAAAAAACTGGCTAAAATACAACTCTAGCACATCTCCAAAGGTCAAAGCCTGCATAGATAAAGAGTTTGCTATAGTTAAAGATACAGTATTGATACAGTATGTAAAGGGTATAGATACAGATCCACAAGAAGAACAAGAAGAAGAACAAGAAGAAGAACAAGAAGAAGAACAAGAAGAAGAGTCTGGAAAGATAGAGTTTTCAATTTTCTGGGATTTGTACGATAAAAAAACAGGAAAGGAGAAGAGCGAACCAAAATGGAATAGTTTGAAATTAGAAGATCAAAATAAAATCTTAGAATTTATCCCTAAATACATTTCTTCACAACCAGATAAAAAGTTCCGCAAAAATCCTGAGACTTTTTTAAATAACAAATCATGGAATGATGAAATAATTTCTGAAACTCCAATCAAAAATCAAACTGAGACTCAAAAAATAATGAACGCAGGTAAATTCGATCACGATGAAAAGTATTAATGAAATAATAGATCACGAAAAAAAGCTTTTAGAATCATCGACAAATATTAGAAAGTCGTTTAAAGTATTTTCTGATTTAAACAGTTGCAAGAATGTTTGGTTTGCTATTGGTAACAGATTGACAAACGGAAATTACAAAGTAGATCAGGACCTAAAAGAGCCAATCACTGAGATTCTGAAGTGGTGCATAATGGATAAAAGCTTTAAAGGTGACTTGCAAAAAGGGTTATTGCTTTCTGGTGAAATCGGATGCGGAAAAACTTTAACTCTTAAAATCTTTGTTGAATTCATGAAGTATGCGAGTAAGATAGTCGCTTCATATTCAGCCATTGAGATTGTGGAAATATTCAAATCTAAAGAGGGTAAAGATAGGCTGTTTGTTTCTCCTTTATTCATCGATGATTTAGGCACCGAGCAGACAGAGATTAATAATTTTGGAACAAAAGAGGCTCCAATTTATGAGATCTTTAATCGAAGATATTTAGATCGTAGATTCCTGATATTCATCACAACAAACCTTAAACCATCTCAAATGGAAGATCGATATGGTGATAGGGTAAGAGATAGGATAAAAGAAATGTTTAATGTAATGCCAATCAAAGGCGAATCAAGGAGGAAATAAGCTATGGAAGATAAAAGAGAAATAATACTTGCAGTCGCTTCAGATTTAGCCAGAGACTTTTTATACTACGATAGAAAAGAAGATGAGGATTTAAAGGTAAATGAAATACAACACCATGTTAAGATTGAAAGTCTAACAAAGCAAGATATTATAAAAGCATTTAGTGATGAATTAGATGAATGGTGGTAATCTAGCATGTTACACAACATACTGAAAAGCAACACCGTGTAAGAAATTAAAACTAAATTTGAAATAAAAAAGCTATGGAAAACACAACTATTGAACTAAGAAATGAATTTACAGGAATCGGTGAAGTGAAAGGGTTTGAATTTCGCCAAATAAGCAAATCAGAACAGGCATACATCTACGAAGTCAAATCTGATGGTAAATTGTATTACGAAATATTTAAGAGGCTTAAAACGGCTGTATGTTTGAATTTTGAGTTTGGATTATATTCGGACGGACCACTCAAGAAAATAGGAAGATTATTAAAGATGGCTATAAGTAAGAATTATTTATGCGCCACTACTCTTAAATCCAAGTACGATGAAGTGGAATTAAGAACGCAATACAAAGAAATCTATCCTAAATCAAATCAATTCGGTGTTACTGCTTGGACAAGTGGAAATTTAGAAGATGCAGCTAAAAGATTTAATGAATTATCTAATCCTTAAAAGCCATGAAACAAGAAAAAGAAAAGTGCTCGATATGCGGAAAATTAAAGCCGCTTTTAGAATTAGGCGAATATTGGAGAGGGTCCGTAATCTTTCAGAAAGACCCCACTTTATCATGTCACGATGAAAAAAATTGCAAACCACCAACTGATGAACAAATCTCAATTCATATCCTTCCTGAAAAAGAATAAAGTATTTTACGAGTTCTTAGAGCTTTTAAAACTTAATTCGGCTAATGTATCGCTAAAGCAAATATGTGAGCTTAAAAGAGATCTATGGATTAGTGAATCAGTCGATTTGGAGTGTGGGAATTGGCATGAGATAAATGAAAGATATTTAAAACTAATAAATTAAGCTATGAATGAAGGGATAATAGGATGCGAAGAAAGCCAGGCGGTAACGAAAGAGTTTAGAGAGTTAGGATATGATTTTTTTAGCTGCGATCTGAAAGAGTGTTCAGGAGGACATCCAGAATGGCATTATAAAGATGATATTTTTAAAGTATTATCTATGGATGAAAATAAGAATATTAAATTTCTAGGTACCCATCCTGTTTGTAAATACCTAACCAACTCTGGCGTTGGGTGGTTGGTAAGGAAAAAACCAACAGAGGGCTTTGTGTGGTCTGATAAGTATCAAATTTACATGAATTGGGCGCGTTATGGTGACATGGTAAAAGGAGCTTGTTTTTTTAATGACATGATAGATGCAGTAAAGAGGATAGGGAAAGGATATGTAGAGAATCCAATCATGCATAAGTATGCTAAAGAGATTATTACAGAGCCATACACACAGATAATTCAACCCTATCAGCATGGGCACTTAGAAAAGAAAGCTACCTGTTTGTGGATATTTGGACTTCCAAAACTTAAAGAAACTAATAATGTTTATACCGAAATGATGAAGCTTGATTATAAAGATAGGGCTAAAATTCACTATGCGAGTCCTGGACCAGAAAGAGAAAAGCTAAGATCTAAAACATACACAGGCATAGCAAAAGCAATGGCAGAACAATGGACTAAATAAATAATCATGAAACAACCCGACACCAAGAAACGCCACAGAAGTATAATAAGCCACTATGCAGAGCTTATTTGCGATTACGTGAAGGAATTACAAGCGTTAGAACAAACGGCGCTTAAATTCGGCGTGACGCGTGGGACTGTAAAGGGGATTGTTAAGAGTGATGAGAAGTATTTTAAATTAAAGAGGGTGGAGTATTCGAGATGCCCTGTAAAACTAAACCTAAATAAATAAAAAGCTATGTTATATAATGACCATTTCCAGAATTTTAAATCTTATCAAATACCGAAAGCACAATTAATTATAGCAGATATACCATACAATATTGGCATTAATGCTTTTGCTTCAAATCCTAGTTGGTATATCGATGGAGATAATAAAAACGGTGAAAGTAAATTAGCTGGTAAAGAATTTTTTGATACTGATAAAGATTTTAGACCTTCTGAATTTATGCACTTTTGCAGTAAGATGTTGAAAAAAGAACCTAAAGCAAAAGGTCAAGCGCCTTGCATGATTGTATTTTGTTCTTTTGAGCAGCAATTTCAATTAATTGAATTAGGTAAAAGATATGGATTAGGGAAATATATTAATTTAGTATTTAGGAAAAACTTCTCGGCTCAGGTTTTAAAAGCGAATATGAAAGTCGTAGGTAATTGCGAATATGCTATTTTATTTTACAGAGACAAATTGCCTAAATTCAATAATAATCGAAAAATGATTATGAATTGTATTGATTGGGAGAAGGACTCTAATACAGAAAAAATACACCCAACTCAAAAACCTGTTAATTTAATTAAAAAATTAATAGAGATATTCACGGACAAAGGCGATGTAGTTATAGACCCTTGCGCTGGTAGTGGTAGTACATTAATTGGATGTATAGAGACAGACAGAAAAGGTTATGGTTTTGAAATTAAGAAGCCATTTTTTAAAGAGTCTATAAAGTGGATTGAAGAAACTGAGCAAATTAAAGCAGATATTAAAGAGTTTGGATTTGCCAAGTCTGAACTTGAAAAGACAGCGCCAACATTATTTTAATCAATTAATTTAATACCTTTAAAAAATGAATAAAGCAGATTTAATAGTAATCCATTGTTCTGCAACTAAAGAGAATGACGATTACACAGTAGAGAATCTTGAAAGAGATCATTTAAGGCGTGGATTTTCTGGAATAGGATATCATGTGTATATTCGAAGAGATGGAAACTCTCATCTATGCAGACCTTTAAATAAGAAAGGCGCACACGTGAAAGGGTTCAATGCTTTCAGCTGGGGGATATGTTATGAAGGTGGACTTGATAAGAATGGTAAAGCGAAAGACACAAGAACGGAACACCAAAAGCAAGCTATTCTAAGAGCTTTATTATTTCTTAAAGGTGTTAGTCCTGGCGCAAGAATCCAAGGTCATAGGGATTGTTCGCCAGATTTAAACGGTGATGGGATTGTAAGTCCTGATGAGTATATTAAGCAGTGTCCTTGTTTTGATGCTGGAATAGAATATAAAAACTTTTAGATATGGGATTATTTTCAGGTAAATTAAAAATTAAAGATGTATTTGATAAAGTTACATCGGGAGTTGATAAGATGTTTTTCACTAATGAGGAACGAGCCGACTTCAATAAGAATATGGCAGACTCACAACTTGAGTTCGTAAAACAAACAGTCTCCGAAAACTCGACAAGATCAATAACGAGGAGATATATTGCAGTATCAATAGTTTTCGTATACTTGTTTTTAATGTTATTTGCGGTAGGTGTTTATTATTTCGATAAAGAATATGCTGAATTTGTTTTCAATACCGCAAACGTAGGCTTAGGTACATTGGTTATAATGGTTGCTGCGTTCTACTTCGGTGGGTATTATTTAAGCCAGTACAATAAGAAGCCTAAGAAATAAATTTGCACACGATAATTATAATGATTAAATTTGAATCAAAGCAAGGAGGTGTTTCAGTCTAAAGTTTTTCATAGTTAGTTAGGTTTAACATATCAGTAGTTAAAGCGTAGGGTGGTTCCTACGCTTTTTTTGTGCTTTATGCTCTACAACATATTTAAAGATTTGATAGTCTTATTTTTAATAACGTAATTGCTGATATTATTAATTGATACTTAAAACTAGAAAGATGAAAAATACAAAGAGCACTTTGACAATGGATGGTGAAACGTTTAATGAATGTTGGCACATCACAGGATTGGAAATTAAAGATAATGATAATATTGTCGTAAACTTTATTAATGATACGATTGTAAATGTATTTGTGAATGGCGTTAAGAAATGGTCAGTTATTAAATCAATCTTTTAAAATCCAAAGCTATAAACTATGAAACAAACTTCCACAAACACGAATCTTGTAGATAGTAATGCAAAACTGAAAACACCAGCGCAATTAGGTAAAGAAGCACATGATAAGCTAGAAGCCGAAAGAGAAGCTGATCCGAACTGGAACGCACGAATAACATATCGTGATGAGAAGACGCTTAAGAAGAAATGGGAATGGTCGGATAAGATTGATGAGAGTATTGGGTTGTAATGAATAAAACTTAAACACGTTTCAATGTGTTTAAATTTATATTAGGTTTAGTTTAATTATTAAAAGACAAGAAGATGAGTGATTTAAAAATAGAAAAACACAAATGGCAGCCTTCCTTTGCGGACGAAACATGTATAACGAGCGAAGGAGATCAAAGAACATTTACTGTTACGGTAAAACAAGGCGAAGATATAGAAATTGAGTGTGATTGGAATTATGGCTTCGGCGGCAGAGGAACTGAGAGGATGGAAATACCAGTTGAAGCGCTGAAAGAAATAATTAAAGAGTTGGGTATGTAATATTAAGCCTAATGTATTAAGCTATGTGCCTTTTGGTGGCATATAGATTTTATTATAAACTTTTAATTTAATAAAATATGGAACTTGAAAGAATTGAATCGCTAGCTGAGATATTGGAAAATCTAGGAGTAGTAGCAACGGAAGATCAAATAAAACAAATATCTGAAGATTTTGCGCTCCATTTAGAAATGGAAAGCGAAATGTGTGGACACCAACACGATACATACAAGGAGCCTTGTCCTAACTGCAAAAGGCTAGAACAGGAAAATAAGACATTATCTAAAGATATAGAAGCGTATCAAGATAGCGTAAAAAGAAGGAGAAACGCAAGAGATGTTTGGATAGACAATGGGTCTGTTATGTATGGGTAGTTTTAGTTTATAATGACCAAAACTTAAACACGTTTTTATGTGTTTAAGTTTATGTTACCCACATTTTCAACACTTAATAAATAAAAGAATGGAAAAGGAATTAAACTACCTATCAGAGCGTGACGATGAGATATCATCTGAAATAATGAAGCTTGAGGATCGTATCAACGAATGCTCTAACGATAAAGAGAAAGAGGCTCTTGAGGATCTTGTGTACTATTTAGCTAAAGAGCTTGAATTAATCGATAGCATTATGAATTACATCACACAGAAAGAATTATCCTAGTGTGGGTAATGACCAAAACTTAAACACGTTTTTATGTGTTTAAATTTATGTTACAAAACTTATAAGATGAAATTAACCGAAAGAGAGAATCAAGAAATAGATTATTTAAGGGGATTGCAACAGAGTAGAACTATCCCTATGATGCAAGGAGATCAAAACAGATTGAAGTATCTTAATCAAAAAGAGTTTCATAACTGCTGTTCAAAACCAAGCTGTACAGGCTACACAGGTAGTGAATCAGAAACTAAGTGTATTAAATGCGGTGCAGATCTACATAAATTGATATAGACTTATCGCTGTTTTGTAATACCCAGCTAAAGCATATAGTGTTTTATCTCCAGGTAAAGCACACTCTTAAACATGCTGCAGAACACATCAGTTAATTTTCACGGTAAATTCTAAACCAATACATTTACCAAACAAACCAAAAACGCTTGACTATGAAAACTTTTAAAAACATCGCCTACACGTTTGCAGCATTAGCATTCTTTTTATCAATTATCAATAATTTTAATATTGCTGGTTTTGCTATGGCTGGAGTATTCTATTTGTGCGGCATAGGATTGAAGAATGTGATTAGGAGAGAATCTAAACAGGTGATTAGTAAATAATATAAACTTAAACCAAATGACTGAAAATTTAAAGAAGCTAAGAAAAGCTAACGAGTCCAAGAATGAGCTTAAAGATAAGGTGATTGATTACCTAAATAAAAGCATGATACTTCCTTATGATGAGAATGATGAATTCACTAAGGTGTTAGATATACTTGGTATTGAATTTGAATCACACGAAAAGGGCTGGAAACGTATTTAATAACTTTTAAAACTAAACTAAAATGACTGAAAAAACGCATTACAAAAGGAATTTAGATAAAGATTGGATAGGTGCATATGTTCTGCCAGAGGGTAAGCCTATTATTGTGAAATTAATCAGTGTTAAGTTCGAGCACATAAAAGCTGGTGGTCACAAACAAGATAGATATGTAGCTTACTTTGCTAAGAATAAGCATTTCGATAAGCCTATGATTTTGTCGGCTGAGAAAAATAGAAAACGACTGTGCGGACTTACTGGTTCTGAATATATTGAAGATTGGCTTGAGTTAGATATATGGGTTACTCTTAAAAGAGAAATGGATCAGTTGCCATCAGGCGGTAAAGACTGGTGTCTTAGATTCGATTCTATAGCTCCACAAATGAAAACTATTTCAGATTATCCAGCAGAAAAGAAGAGTTTAGAAGATTGTAAGACGTTACCCGAATTACAAACAGCATACCTTAAATTATCCGTTGACCTTCAAAAACTATTTGTAACCACTAAGAACGAATTAAAAACTAAATTATCATGATTATACTTAAGCACGAACAAGGTTCTTACGAGTGGCTACAAGCTAAGATTGCTGTAGTTGGGAGTACTAGAGTGTCTAGTATAATTACACCCGCTAAAATGCAGATATCCAAGTCTAGTGATGATCTGATCCTAAAGCTTATTGATGAATCTATCACCGGATTAAGCGCAGAGAGTGTATTTAAATCTGATGCGATGGATAGAGGTAATGAGTTTGAGCCAATGGCAAGAGAAGAGTATGAGATTAAGACGGGCCATAAAATGAATGAACACGGGCTTTGTTTATCTGACGCAAACCCGATGCACGGATTAAGTCCTGACGGGTTCACTTCTGATTTTAAAGGAGGTGCTGAATTCAAATGTCCAGGTTATAAGCATTTGAAATATATCAGTGATGATTACCCAAAGGTTACAATCTATAACGACTACAAGCCACAATGTGTTAACTATTTCCTTATCAATGAGAAACTAGAATGGTTAGATACGGTGAGTTTTAGACCTGAGTTTTACCCAAATCCACTCCATATAGTCAGAATTAATAGATCTGATATATTAGAAGATATTGAAAAGGTTCGATTAGCAATAGGTAAGTTTTTCGAGAATTATGAAACAGAATATAATAAATATACATTTTAATTATGAGCGTAAATAAGTCAATATTAGTGGGTAATGTTGGAAATGATCCTGAGATTAAAACCTTCGAGAACGGTAGTAAGGTAGCAAATTTCAGCCTTGCAACTTCCGAGAATTGGAAAGACAAGAACGGAGAAAAGCAAGAGGCTACAGAGTGGCATAATATAGCCGTATTTGGTAAGCTTGCCGATATCGTAGAAAGCTATGTGAAGAAAGGGCAACAGCTTTATGTCGAGGGTAAGATTAAAACCAGGTCATGGGATGATCAGGATGGAAATAAAAAGTATATGACCGAGATCGTATTAAATGGATTCGGAGATGCTTTGCAGATGCTTGGAAAGAAAGATGATAACGATCAAGTATTTTAACTAATATGTTTTCTAACATATCAAACAATAACTCAAATGTAAATCGTTTGAGTTATTTTTGTTAATACAAACTAACAACTAGAAACTATGCCAAAACTAACAGTAGAATTCGAATTGGACGAGACATGGGAAGCTTATTATGCAACCGATGAAGAAAGATTAAAGAACCTAATTAAGCCTCAACTAGAAGGGGTTAAAATGACTATAATAGAACCTAATAAATAAAAACAATGGACTATAAAGAACAATTAGAAGAATCAAGAGCCTTATTTTTAGAACTACTAACAGAAAAAGGGGCTAAGGATATTATAGAGCTTGATGAGTCGGAAGAGATATTCCCGATATCATGGAAGGTGCAAGGTGTATTAGATGGACGATGGATTAACGCTATATTCACTTTAGTAGTGGGTGGTGAGCCGTGTATTACGTTCTATCATAAAAATGTTAACGAGAAGGATTTAACATGTAAAGACTTCATCCAAGTGATGGCTAGTATTGAAGTGAGTAAGCCAGAATACACGCTCGAAAGATTCAAATTAAAGCCTAATGAGCAGTTAATAACGACATATGAGATGTGTGAGGACTCAAATACAATGTGTACTTTTTACGAACTAAAACAAAAACTAAATTAAACCTGCTCCACAGCATGAGATTTTGTAGATTGTGGTATATTAATGATGATGAATAGAAC